TTCAAACGCCTTAACTTTTCCTCAAATTCCCTTCGCTCACCGGGAGAATCCATCATCTTACCTGTACGGATCGCCTCAATCTCGGGACCCGTGAGCTGCATCGCGTTCACCCTGAAATCCATGAACGCCTCCATTGTAATGGGTACGAGAGGCTTCACGAGGTTGAAGATGGCCGTAGCGTATTCCCTGATTTCCTGTTGTGCATGCTCATCCATGCGAAGATGGAGGTAGTGGAGGAGGTTGTGAAGGTTAATTTTCCAATAGAATTCTGTGTATGTAGACTGAGGTAGGGTACCACGAGCCTGTTCACGACAACACCCATTTTCTAAAAGTTCTTCATAGACATCGAAGGATTGACTCAGCTGCTGAGCCACTTTGTTGTCGAGGTCACCCTTAAGTTCAACGACGCCCTCAGAACCCTGATGATTCACCTGGGACTGCCCCCGATACGTGTCGGGTTCGTAGTACTCCTTAGGAACGACGGAGTACCGAGCAGACAACTCATTCACACTGGCGGTGCGATGCCGAAGATGTTGTCGGGCAATGTAGATGGGCATTTTGATGTGAAATTTGAAGTCGACCATTTCAAAAGGGGTTGTGTGCCAATGGCGTAAGAGGTAACGAATGAGACCACGGTCTCCACGAGAGGTTTTGGTACCGTCTCCATATGAGACGCGTGCTGATTGGACGATGGACGAATCCAAGTCTTTTTGAGGCATGTGATCCACGAGACGAACGAATCCATGATCGAGAACCTTTTGCATTATACACAAGTATCCGTTCAAATCTTTAATAATCACAACTCTCATCAAATGGAACCTCTCCACAAAAATCATACAACTCATAAAGCTTTTCTTGGGTCTTTTCGAGTTCAATCCTCGTCTCCGTCATGACATCTATGGCATCATCCACGAGTTCCAAGAATGTATCCAGCTCATCGAGGGCTATACGATGTGTGTTCCGATTAGGCTTCCTCGTGTGAAATGCAGACTTGAGACGTTTGTTACTCTTGATGACACGATCGATGTTGGGCTTGTTGGGGGTAGCGGACATACGGATAGTGAGGGACATTTTTCTACTTTAGTTCTTTCACGAATTCACTTAGGTCTCGATAATATCTTTTCAAGTCTTTCATGAATCTTTTATTATTTTCGAGAACTTCACATTCAGGTTTGTTCAAATAAATCCATGCCAAGTTTGATTTGGAATACTTTGTCATCTTTTGATTTTCATTGGGACGACGAGCGATCAACTTTGTGGATTTCTTCTTTTTAGATGCAGGTAGAACTTCAATCCTGTTCACGAAAGAGAGTGCTTGCATGACAGTGTCCGCCAAGTCATCCTTCTTCTTGGACTTGAGGAAAGTATCGAGCCAGTGTGCATTTGTGATGCCGTCGCGAATAAAGGCTTCGCACCTCTCGATGGACACCTTCTTTCTCCTATTGTACTGCGCCTTACCCGGACCTGCAACATCTGGAATCTTGTGACGAGCATCATAAAGGATGGTCTCCGCTTTTGGACACTTGATGATGAAGTACGCGTGTAGGAAGTGCATGACGGAAATCATCTTCTTGTTTCTCTCAGGCTGTTTCTCGATGAGTATGGTGTCGGCTGTGAGCACCCATGGTCTGTCGTCGAGGTGGTTGCGAAGGGATACGTAGACTCCATCCGCGTGTTGCGGTGGGATCCCATCAACATCCCACTCCCGGACGAGGTTCCCGGCTTTATCATCGAGAAGACAAAGAGCTAAATTCTTTGTACCAACGTCGATACTTAAAATCATTACTTAAAAAGATTAAATTGTCTTTAAGTAATGAAGTACATTGCACATCGAGGGTATTCACTCAGATACAGAGACAATAGTATCCAAGCTATATACGAGGCGCTCGAGCGAGGGTATGACGGGATCGAGATTGATATTCAGTTGTGTAAGTCTGGTGAAATTGTTTTGTTTCATGATGTGTACATCGAAGATGGATTCATAGAAGATATGACATTCGATGAACTCAAAACAAAAGGTGTACACTCGTTGAAAGAAGTGTATGACACTTTACCATCAATACGTCGAACCACCATGTTTTTGGACATCAAAGGAAATGATCCCGCAATCATAACTGCACTCCTTTTATTTTATGAACACGAATCTTTGGAAAATGTTTTCTTCTGTAGTTTCAATCGGAAGATACTCTATGGATTACCGGAAAGATACAAGAAAGGTTCGACGTTCGAGACGACATTTCAACAAACTGAATACGAGACAACCACCCATGACTTGTCAGCGGTCGTACTTCATTGGACATGTCTCGATCACGGATTTATCGCGTACTGTAAAAGTCGTGGTATACAGGTGTTCACGTACACACACAAGGAACAAAAAGAAATTGAATACATGAAAAGATATGATGTCGATGGTATAATCACTAACGGTTTAACTTAAAGAGAATAATTTTTTAAAGACTATGTGGTGTTGGTGGTGCTGTCACGAATGTGATGGGGAGCCTTTAACTATGCCTTATAAATACGATAGTCGCCGAAACAAGTTTGACACTTCCGGAAACTTTTGTTCATGGAGTTGTATGAAATCATTCGCCATAGATAAGTATGGAATCACGCGAGGAGGAATCATTTGTGGAAACATCATCATGATGCGCAAGAAGATGTATAATCAATTGGGGAGTGTCAAGCCCGCCCCGAGTAGATACAGATTAAAAGAGTTTGGTGGGGAACTCACCATAGAACAATTTAGAGAAAATCAAACTGTAGACAAAACGACACCAAAGGAGATAGATAAGAAACCGGTCGTGGACAATGTGATACCCTTTGTGTCAAACACCAAGAAGATGGATGAAATAAAGAATGCGTCTTCGAACAATAGTGCTTTAAAACTGAAGAGGAATAAACCATTGAAACGAGATTACAACAACCTAGAGTCTGCGCTAGGACTCATCATAACTCCCAAAACCTAACATACGTTTTTGTTTAGCAGTCGGCATAGAAGGTGGTAACTGTTCCGTCTTTTTACTATGAACCCATCGCTCACCATCATGTGCGACCCAGCATATGTCGTACCGTTCTATCATTTTCCTGCACAACACACAGGGTAATGATATAGCGTCACCATGTATATTTCTTCGAAAGACAATCAAGTGACCGTATTTTCTATGTAACCAGTCACTAAATTGATGTTGTTTGTATCCCTTTCGCATACATTCATGGTACAGACGTCGGATGAGTTGTCGCTCTGCACACATATGATTATTGCTCGTCACTTCCGGTCCTCTTGACATATAACTTTTTACTGTACAGTACTTCATACCTGACAATTAAGACATGTTTTACCAGAATATACAAAATCACAACGTCTGCATTCACTTAGGCAGACAATCTTCTTTTTCGGTACAAGACCTTTAGAAAAACGATCAAGTTCTTTGACTGTGTATATTCCGTATGTTATCATTGTTTCTAGTGATGGGAATTTCATACTGGTGTACATTGGACCATAACCCTTATGTGCATTTAGGCCAGGCAAGGAAGACACTTAGTGAGACCCTTTTTAGCTTTGAGCATGGCCGCGAACGAATCGACCATCGGGGGGACGAGACTCTTGAGAACCTTTTCGAATTCAGAATCTTCGGGACCCTTATCGATCTGTTCGATGAGATGGTTCAGGATACCGATGACCAACTTCTTCTTTTGGGGTCCTGGTAGTTTCTTGAATTTGTTTGTCTCCAGCATGAGACGACCTAGAATAGGTGGAATATCCTCTTTCGTAAATCCATCATCAAGGTATTCCAACTTGATTTCTTCTACTGTGCTGATGAGACTTTTGGAATCAATTTTACCACTGAACTTTTGGAGGATGATATCCATTATAATCTTTGTATACTGTAAGTGTAGAAATGAAATTTAACGATATCATTGCGACGACTGCCCTCTCGACTGGGTTGGTGAAGATGTACATGGATTTCGAGAATTCCCACGAGGTTGACATAAAGTTCAAGAATTCAATCATTTTCAGTATTGTCATCACCGTAACGTGGTTCATTTACTACACGAATGAATTTGGGTTCAGTCATTTTACGGCTTATACACTCATCAGCTTACTTTTACAGATGTATATTCTGAGGAACATAATGAAAAAGGAAAAGAATCTTAAAGGATAGATTTGTATCTTATCCAGTAATGAGCGCTCTCATTCGTGCATCTGTAAAGCCTGTTGTAACTCCCGCCAAAAATGCGAGAAAGACGACGTCTACTCGACCTCCTCTACTCAAGCCCGTTGATCGCCCTAATGATTATCTGTCTGTTGCTGAGCGTGTGAATGGTCGTGCTGCTATGATTGGTTTCACATCCGCTGTGATTGATGAAATTATGACCGGCAACTCCATCAGTACCCAGTTCCATGATAATATTGGTCTTTCTGTCGCTGTTGCCAGTTTGGCGTTTCTCGGAACAGCGGCGAATCCTAAGGATGAGGGCTATGTTCAGGGCTTTTGGAAACCTGAGACAGAGCTAGTAAACGGCCGACTTGCGATGGTTGGCATCGCATCGCTTCTCCTAACAGAGTCGCTCCACCCTCATGTTCCTCTATTCTAGAGTCAGGGTTGGTAGCCATATAAGTTAAAAATTCAATCATTTTCACCTTTTCGAGCATCGAAACTGTTCCTGCCCTACGCATCACGTAGGCCAAGAACATCATGAGAATGTAGACATTCTCGACGATTGGCTTCATACTTTTACATGTGAGAAACTTTTATGACTATCTAATACACTTTTTATTTCATGGTCTGTCATATACGGAAACATAGGTAAACTCACACATTTTGAACAGAATTCCTTAGCGTGTTTACATTCAACCTGAAAGTCTCTAAAACATTCTAGTTCTGGTAATGAAATGGGGTAGTGGATACCCGTTTGTATCCCATTCTTCTTCATATGTTCAATGTATAATTCTCTATTTTCCTGTAACGTGTAGAAAACATGATAGACATCCTTTCCGATAGGACTTCTAGTGGGAAATGTTTTTGTATTATTATATTCGGTTGCAACACGAATTCTTTCATTTGTCCATTCATCGAGGTGTTTTAATTTTGTCGACAAAAACATACCTTGCATCCCGTCCATGCGACTGTTTATACCATCTGTTTGATGTTCATATCGATTATGTGCTGGTGCACCCAAACTTGCATACTGTTTTATTTTGGTGGCAAGTGTGTCTGAATTTGTTATACATGCACCGCCGTCACCAAGTGCTCCGAGATTTTTGCCCGGATAAAATGAAAAGCATCCGATGTCACCAAGTGTTCCGACGTGATGCCCATTTATAATTGAACCATGTGCTTGTGCACAATCTTCTATAATTGGAATTTTAAGGCCTTTTGGAATGGTAGCACATTGTCCATATAAATGAACGATGATTATACATTTGATGTCATCATCTATTTCATCATTTAAATCAATTAATCCTGTTTCAGGATTTACGTCAACAAACACTGGTGTATGTCCGGCATTCACGACTGCCATAGCCGTAGCCGCGTAAGAAATCGCTGGAACCATAATCTTAGAATTATTTTCAAGTTCCAGAGCTTTGATTGCTAGATATAACGCATCGGTACCACTGTTACACGTAACACAATTTTTTGAACCAGTATACAACTTAAATTCGTCGGCAAACTTTGTATCGCCAACATACGCGGATGAATCTATAATCGTATCAAGTGCCTGATGAAACTCGTTTCTGAGTGGACCGTGTATTCTTTTCAGGTCATTAAAGGGTACTTTCATTATTAAAGATGTGTTTATAGTCTTTAATAATGAAGTGTGTTATAGTAGGTTTGGGTTACTTTGGTAGAATTATTATGAGTAAACTAATCCCTTATTTTCAAATTAAAGAGATTATTACAGTTGATCCATTTAATACCGACGCAGATTTCAAAAGTGTGTCTGATATACATGACGTGGATGGGTATTGGTTTATTACAACACCCGCGAGTACACATCACACGATTCTATTGGAACTGTTTGAGAAAGGTGTAAAAAATATTTGGGTTGAGAAACCCATATGTAATACTCTAGAAAACACGTTAGACATTTTCTCTAAGAAACCTGATGATGTATTCTTGTATTGTGATTTTACATGGCTTCAACATGAAGCTATAAAAAAAATGGGGGATTTAAATGATATCAAGCATATCGAAATGAAATGGTTGAATGATGGATCCATGATACCCAAAGATGTAAACATAGTAACAGATTTAGCCGTTCATCCCATTTCAATTCTAACACATTTTTTGATCAAATCAAAAGATGTAATGGAAAAGATATATGTGACTTACGCAAATGATACATCTGTATTGATAAGTGGTCACAGTAAAAATGGTATTACATTCAACATTGAAGTTAGTAATTCTTCTAATACAAAGATGCGTAATATTGGAATGTATTGTACCAAACAGGTATATAGATGGTTTTCGAGTGACCAATATTTTATCGAAAATGTGGGGTTACTTGATCCCAAAGATGCCATTGTATCTAACATCGAATTATTCTTTTCCAAAAACGCGTTGGGATATCCTTTAGATATTGCGAGAACTCTTGAAACTGTGAATAAACATTTCACTGATTTTGATAAGTAATGATTTATCTTCATCTGACATTGAAGATCTTTCGATACCGACTGTATTAACTTTTATCGGAACCGATGGAACCCCACCCCATACAATACCATCGGGTGATTCACCTTTAAAAAAACTATTAGCACCTATCATACAATATTTACCTATCTTAGAATGTTGGTGTATCGATGCATTCATACCTACATGAGAATTATCACCGATAGTTACGAATCCTGCTATACTACATCCAGGATTTAACTGAACATTATTTCCTATAGAACAGTCATGTCCGATGAACACATGACTCATGATATAACAATTATCACCTATTCGAGTACATGTTTCTGTGGGTTTATTTATGATTGCATACTCCCTTATTTCTGTATTATCACCAATGATAACCTTACCACTAGGATTGGATTTTCTACCTTTCCAATCCGGTTCAGTTATCATTGACTTGTAAAAGTTGAATAACTTTAAACTGATTAAAGGAATGTACTTATATCTAATATATGGAACTTAACATAGGCAATCTGAGTAATAATTATAAATCAACTGGTGCAAAGGATCATCCATTCTTTTGGATTAATGGTGCAGAAAACTTTATTCCTAATATGTTGGAATGTATAAAACTTACTGACTATTCACCCACAATAAAACGTTACGATGATTTTACGAATGATCGTGAAGAAGAATTAAAGGACTTGTTTATAAAGTACGGTTCAGATAAATATATCAATCCATACTACAAATATTATAGTAATGTTTTATCTTCGCAATCGGATATCAACATTTTGGAAATTGGTATGGGAACTAAAAACCCTCTAATTCCATCAACCATGTTTTTCTACAAAGAAGAACAAAACTTCGATTCCACACCAGGTTCATCGTTGAGAGCTTTTAGAGATTTCGTCAAAGGATCTAAAGTGTATGGAGCTGATATAGACGAAGAGATTCTATTTGAAGAAGAGAATATTAAAACTTCTAAAGTGGATCAACTTGTAAAAAGTGAAATAGACAACTTATTCTCAGATGTCTCGTTTGATTTTGTTGTAATTGATGGTCTTCATCATATTACATCTGATGTAAATTCGATTCTTTCACTCATTAATCGAATGAAAAAGGGATCTAAACTAATTATCGAGGACATTACGATATTCGATAATTGGAAGGTTGTGGATTTTATTTTATCTAAAGTTGATGGATTAACTACAGAATTTATCGTTGACAACGATTCTAATGTATATATTTACGTCTTATCTAAATAGACGTTCCATTTTTTCCACATTTCACCATAATCATTACCACCTAGTATATCACGGTTGTCCGCACCCTTTGCATTATTGTACTTAACTTTAACTATTCGACCACATTCATAGTCTATAAACTGCTCTCCATTTTCTATAATGTGTTTACCTACCATACACTTCATAGGAAACATTCTTATATAATCAATGCATGCGTTTATATAGGCACCGGGTCCGGTTGGAGCTAGACAATCCATACCATAATGCTTGTGTTCGACATTCCATAAGATTATATCAATCATTTTTTTTGAAATAGGATGTTTTGGAGTAGATCCAATAAATCCAGTTGTCATACACAATTGTTGTTGAGGTGTGTCTATACAAACATAAAATTCCTTGTTATATTTCTGCAACGTATCCAATGGTTTGTAGCATATCATTCTAGCATCTGTATACCACCCACCTTCATTATAAAGTATTAGATGGCGCATCAAATCGCATTTATAGGAATATGGTTTCAACCTTTCGTATGCATCCAGAACTTTTTCATCGAAGTATTCTTTTATATATGAAACGCAATCGTCTCCCGAATAAATCTTAACCTTGTATCCCGGATTCATGCGATACCACGTTTCTATTGCTTTTCTCATACCATCGGGTAATGTAGGAAGTTTGTCACCATCGACTATAATTATTTTATGTATTGTATTGGGTATCATATTTAACTTAAAGAATATCATATTCTTTAATAGTAATGAAGTTGTCTTACGCTATTACTGTATGCAATGAATCTAAAGACTTATATTCGCTTATTTCATTTTTAAAGAGGGTCAAAGATGAGGAAGATGAAATCAATGTTCTCGTAGATACAAAGCATGTGACACCACAAGTTTTACGTGTATTAGACCATTTCAAAGATGATATTGTCACATGTGAAAGATCGTTTGACGGTGATTTCAGTGCACATAGGAACTTTCACACGAGACAATGTTCTGGTGATTATATCTTTATTATAGATCCAGATGAAATGCCGAAGGAAAAGTTGATAAAAGGTATCAAGGGTGTTATAAATGAAACTAATGTAGATCTAATAAAAGTTCCCAGAATAAACATATGTCTAGGCGCAACTGATACTTGGTATAAAGATCATGGTTTCACTGTAAATGAATGTGATTGGGTTAACTGGCCAGATTATATAGACAGGGTTTATAAAAATAAGCCTTCGGAAATTAAATACGGTAATAGTTTACACGAATCTATAACGGGTTATGATAAATTCATTTCGATTTCACCTCACCCACAAATGGCTATACTACATGTAAAAACTGTTGAGAAAGATAATAATCGATGGACGGATGGAAAACTCAAACTCCGCGAGGATGAAAATTTGTACGATTCTTTGATGTAAAAATAAATGTCAGTAAAATGCAGATAAAATGTTGGAAGATCACGCCGAGTTCAAAGATGCGTGTCAGGGACTAGAGACACGCATCGACGAAGTTGCCATAGATATGAGAAAACTTCCAACGGATTACAACATGATTGAAAAATACTCTAGTATCGATAAAGAGATCACTGAAGTGTCTGAATGGTACGAAATGAAACGAGAGGAGTTAAACCGCTTTGTTAAAAGATATGAGTTAGAGCGTAAACACATGAATATAAAAATTTCGCGAATTGATTCAGACATCAAAAGGCTCAATAATGATGTTCAAAATCTTAAATTACTAGCATTTTCTCATGATCAACACGGGGGGTCGTATTCAAGATTGTCAGAATATTTGCACGACTAATTTAAGCGTTCAATATTCTGAGTACTTCTTTGACAGCTGGATGCCGGATGATATCATCATCTTCCATTTCAACGTGTGTAATATACTCAAGATCTTGACACTGCATGTTATGAATGAGATTTTCAAGACCATTCTCAGAACCTAGATCAGATTGTTCAAGGTCACCAGTCACGATGAGTTTCGTGTCTTCGCCTATACGTGTGAGTAACATCTTCATTTGATTCGGTGTTGCATTCTGCATTTCATCGGCGATAATAAGTGTCTGATTAAACGTCCTACCTCGCATGTATCCCAAAGGTTCAATATGTATACATCGGTCCATTTGATTATGTGTCATTCGTTGTTCGAAAATATCAAACATGGGCCTCGTCCATGGTTCCATTTTTTGATCCATGTCACCCGGAAGATATCCCATGTCTTCGTCGGCTGGGACAATCGGACGTGTCAGAACAACCTTACCTCGTGGATACTTGGTAATGTGTTCTACAGCAACCTGACACGCGAGCATCGTCTTACCGGATCCGGCTGGTCCAGTTCCTACCACGATCGGTGTATGAGACCGAAGTGCGAGCATGTATTTACATTGACCAGGTGTTTTGGGGAAGTTCATATACAGTAGTTAAAGTTTTTTTCCTTATATATTTAAATGGACTTCCACCTTGTAAAATTAAATTATAAGGGAACATACCTTAACTTAGTGGATCCAAAGTCAAAACCTCGTTTCGTATGCTTCGCCGAAAAGAAAACTGCTCAGACCTACATAAACTATGCGGCGGAGTTTCGAGCGAAGAATCGTATATGGCCATGTCTCGACATGACTTCCGAAAGACGAAGACTTGACGTAAAACCTGTAAAATATGGACGTCCCGAGCAGATTAAGCGTTACTTAGAAATAGAAACACTTGACCTTAAAACCCTCGATCGTTTGGCACTAAGAACGAATGTATCTTTTTACTGTATAGTAAAGTTCGACGTGTCCTATGATGGTCCAAATGAAACACTTTCTTTTTCTGGGCAAGAACTCAATGGTGTCGCAAATCCCGAAGAATATTCTGAATGGTTAGATCTTAGCTTAAAAACAATGTAACTTGTATGTATAACATGTGTGGCATAATCGCCCTCTTCGGTGAAGAAGTAGACCTGTCATCATATCTTCTTTCTCACCGAGGCCCAGATGATTATAGAACGCGTAACTTGGGAAAATGTCGTATGGACTTTTATCGCCTCGCGATAAACGATCTCACGGATGCCGGGATGCAACCCTTTGTCGAGAACAAAGGAATGCTCGTGTGTAACGGTGAGATTTACAACCATCGAGACTTTCGTATAGGAAATGAGAAGAGTACCAGTGATTGTGAGGTTTTGATTCCCATGATTCAATCCTACGGTATCATGAAGACTGTGGAGATGATCAACGGAGATTTCGCATTCGTGTACACGGATGGTAAGCGTATCATGGCGGCCCGAGACCCGGTCGGTGTTCGCCCCCTTTTTTACACGCGCTACGATGATAACTCGATCGCATTCGCGAGTGAGGTGAAAGCCCTGTTACGTCTCGGTACGGACATACACATATTTCCACCTGGTCACATCTTCGATTCATACATCAACGATTTTGTTTGTTATCACAAAGGATACTGGAATGTGAACAAGTACGTGAAGACGCAAGTCACCGATAAAATTCGTCACACACTCGAAGAGGCTGTACATTTGCGCATCGAAAATACGGACAGGGAAATAGGATTCCTTCTTTCGGGTGGGTTGGACAGTAGTCTCATCGCATCAATTGCGTCACGTAAACTTGGAAAGATTAAAACGTTTTCAATCGGTCTCGAAGGGAGTCCTGACCTTGTTGCAGCTCGTCGTGTGTCGGAGTATCTGGGAACTGATCATACGGAAGTAAAGTTTACATCACAAGAAGGTATTTCACATTTGACAGATGTGATTCACTCACTTGAGTCATACGACACGACGACCGTGCGAGCGAGTACACCGATGTGGCTTTTGTGTAAGTACATCAAACAACATACGCAGTGTCGATACATCTTTTCAGGTGAAGGCGCCGACGAGATTCTGGGTGGGTACCTCTATTTCCATAACGCACCGAATGTTGATGAATTCGCATGTGAAAACATGCGTCGTCTTCGTTTGATTCATCAGTTTGATGGGTTAAGGGCGGATAGATGTGCGGGTGCACATGGTCTAGATTTGATTGTACCGTTTCTCGACAAGAACTTCATCGATTTGTGTATGACGATGAATCAGAATGATAAAATCGCGACGATTGAAAAAAATGTTCTGCGCGAAGCGTTCGAAGGGTATCTCCCGGTTGAAGTATTGTGGAGACAAAAGGATGGTATGAGTGACGCCGTGGGAACGAATTGGGTCGACGAAGTGAAAAAGTAC